TCTTGTATGCTTGCAAACTCATTATCCCTTATTTGCCTTTGATAAAACAGTTGAAGTTATTGGAAATGTAGTTGATGCTACAAAGGAATATGTTACTACAAATATAGAGGCTTCAAAAATAGCTGTAAAATTGCGCAATGATGCAAAACTTGCGGCAAGTGAGGCTGAAAAACAAGCGGCTATATTTAAAAGACAAGCTGAAGAACAAAGGCAAATAAGGGATAATGAGTTTGCAAGCATACAAGATAGGATAGAAGCGAATCAGAAGTTAGGCAAAATACTTGCTGACCAACTTAAATCTGAATTAATAGCAGCTGAATTAGCGGTGGCATCTGCACAATACGAAAAAGATAAAAATAATAATCTTGACAATCAGATAGCTTTAAATCAGGCGTTAGCGGCTTTGGAAGGCAAACGTGAAGAAATAACAGGGCAGCGTTCAGAACAGCTTGCAAATGAAGTAGCACTACGGAAAGAGTTATTAGATATTAATAAATCACAGACCGAATCAGATATAAAGCTGGAACTTGATGCCCGTAAAGCAGCAGCAAATAGGATTAAGGATGAGAAAGTAAAGCTGGAAACACTACGGGAAATCGCTATTGATGAAGCAGCTATTGAATTGCAGCGTTTACAAGATAATATAAAGACGCAGCAGGATGCTACAAAGCAGGTATATGACCAGCAAGAAACATTAGCACGGCAGGCATTAGCAAATAGGGAAATAACCGAAAAGCAATTCAATGAAAAGCTGAAGGAAATAAATCAGCAACGTGTTGATGCTGACAATGAGACTAATGCAGCAAGGGTAGCGGCTGAAATTGAGTATAAAGATAAAAAAGCAGCTATTGCTAATGAGATAATAGCAATAGACGAAAACATACAAGCTGAAACATTTAAGCGAAGCAAAGAAGCACTTGAAAAATTAATAAACGACCAAAATCTTGATTTTGAATTTAGAAGGGAGGCAATAGAAAAGGAACAGGAGCAATTACAACAAGCACTTGACGCAAAACTAATTTCACAACAGGACTACAATAATAAATATCAAGACCTCGCAAATAGAAGAATGCAGATTGATGCTGAAGAGGTAGCAGCACAGCAGGCATTACAAGAAAGGAAAAACGCTTTAGTATTTGCAGGGTTGGAGATATTACAAGCAGCAGCAGGTCAGAATGAAAAAATAGCAAACGTAATCTTTGCTATTCAAAAGGCTATTGAGATAGGTAGAATCATCACTTCTACGGCATCAGCTATTGCACAGGTTCAAGCAGGTGTTGCAGCTGTACCAGCTATATTGCCTCCGGGTATTCCTAACCCTGCATTTGCAGCGGCACTTGCTATTGGTGTAAAAAAGACGTTAGCGTTAAAATTGGGGGCAGCGGCTCAGCTTGCTGAAATAGCAGCGGCATCTATTTCTAAATTTAAAAATGGTAATGGACAAGCCCCAAATGCAACGGGTGCTGGTGGTGGTATTTCTACGGCTGCACCAATCACGCCACAGGCAGCATTACCAACAGTTACCCAATTAGACAACCAAACGATTAACCGAATGGGGTCTGCAACGAATAGGGCGTACGTTTTAGAATCAGATATTAATAACAATCAGGAAAGACTTATAAGAATAACAAGAGCGGCAAGGCTCGGATAAACTAAAGACATGGAAAAAGAATTACCGATTTACGAATTACAAATAGATGATATAAACGGCAGCGCAGAAGTTGACTTTGTGGCTTTGGTGGACAGACCTGCTGTGCAGCGTAACTTTTTAAAGTTTGCAGAGGATAGCTGGAACGATTACCCTGAAGCAGCGGTTAACAATGCAAAGCGTGCTTTAAAATGGGCAGATGAAAATGGATGGGGTAGCTGTGGTGAGGCAACAGGAAAAGCAAGGGCTAACCAAATTGCTAACAAAGAGAATCTAACAAGGGAAACCATAGCCCGAATGGCATCATTTAAAAGGCATCAGCAGAATAAAGACGTGCCTTATGACGAAGGGTGTGGCGGTTTAATGTGGGATGCATGGGGAGGCGATGCAGGGATTGAATGGGCAATAAGAAAATTAAAACAAATAGATAGGCAGCGTTTCCAAATTGATGACGAAGAACAGCGGATAATTTCAGGCGTGCTGATGTTAGCAGATACACCAATTTATCGCAATGATGGGGTACAGGAATACTATGTAGTTTTCACAGCTGAAACGATAGCTGAAATAGTACAAAAGTTTTTCAGTAAAGGTTATCAAAACAATGTTAACCTGATGCACGACAGCGGTCAGCAGCTTGAAGGAATCACCATGTTTGAATCATGGCTAAAAGATAGTAAGCGTGGTGTTAGGGCTTTAAAAGGTTTTGATGATGTACCCGAAGGAAGCTGGTTTGCTTCTTACAAAGTTTATGATGATGAAACGTGGGCTAAAGTTAAAAGAGGTGAGGTGTTAGGGTTTAGCGTTGAAGGTGATTTTATTTACAAGAAAAAAGTGAGTAAGGAAGAGCAGATGATGAAAGATATTATTGCTATTCTGCAATCTGTTTAGTCTTTTTCTGTTTTGTGTACAGTAGGTTTACCCTGCCCGTCTCTACGGGTGGGGTTTCTATTTTGCCTATATTCCTACCCATTACTAATTAGTATAAATATTTATATATGACAGCTGTTGAAGCACTAAACAAAATCAAAGCCATGTTTGCCGAAGCAGGCGAACTGCCAGCGGTAGCACCGGGCTTGGCATTGGCTGAATATGTCCTGATGGGCGGTACGAAAGTAAACATAGACAAGTTGGAAGTAGGCGGCAAGGTTGAGGTTATCGGTGAAGACGGAAGCCTTTCTCCTGCACCTGTTGGCGAACATGAGTTAGCTGATGGTACAAAAATAGTTGTAGACGAGGCTGGAATAATAACCAGCGTATCTGTACCCGAAGCAGCACCATCCGTTGAAGTGGAAGTGGAAGCAAAGGTGGATGAGGAAAAAGAAATGATGAAGAAGAAGATAGCCGAAATGGAAGCTGAACTTTCTGCAATGAAATCAAAGTTTTCAGAGGTTGAAGGTGCAGCAGTTGCACAATCAGCAAAGTTTTCTTCAGCAATTACGCAACTTACTGATGTTGTTGTAGGTCTTTGCAATACTCCAAGTGTTGACCCATTACCAGCAGCAGACAAGTCTTATAAGTTTATCGAATCAAAGCAAAGCAAGATTGATAAGTTTTTGGACATGGCTAAAAATCTTAAAAAGTAGTATCAATTTTAATAACAAATAAAAATCAATAACAATGGCTTTTGACGTATCAACTTTGGCAGCGTATACCAAAGACAACTGGAAAGAACTGGTAACATCTTCCGTACTCGGCAGCAAGACTGCAAATTTGATTAAGAATCAAGGTAACGTTTTAGTAGGTGTAAAATCTGCTGAAAACATTACAATCATGGACACAGATGCTTTCTTTCAATCAGGAACAAGCTGCGGATTTAACGCTTCAGGTACTACCACTTTTACTCAAAGGGCTGTAACTGTTGGTAAAATTAAAATCAATGAAGCACTTTGCTTGAAGGATTTGGAAAGCAAGTTTTTGCAAAACGCACTTCCTCAAGGTTCAACTTACACCGATATGATTTTTGCCGAGCAGTACAGCAACAGGAAAGCTGAAAAAGTTGCCGAGCAAATGGAAATCGCTTTGTGGCAAGGTGATACAGCTTCTGCAAATGGTAATCTGAACAAGTTTGATGGTTTACTGAAGCTTATTACTGCTGCATCTACTGCGGTAACTAACGCTAACACTTCCACTTACATTTCAGGTGGTCCGATAGCTTCAATAACAGTAGCAAACGTAATCAGCGTATTTGATGCAATCTATACAGCAATTCCTGCAAAGGTTGTTGCAAAGGATGATATCACTATATTCTGCGGAATGGATGTTTTCAGGCTGTATACTATCGCCCTGAAGAACGCTAACTTGTTCGCTTACAATCTTGATATCAAAGCTGACAGCGAGTTCTTCCTGCCCGGTACTACTGTGAAAGTGGTAGC